TAAACCTCGCTCAAGTAGTTGAGCCATATCTTCCCGTACCATCTCAAAGTGCGGAAACCGCTCTCTGTCACTACTTACCCGATTGATTTCTTGGGTCAACCGAGCATTTTCTTCTTGCTCCCGTATCGCTGACAGTTGCTGAACTTGTTGCTGTGTAGCTTGAAGTTGCTGCATTAACTGCTGTTGATACGGGTCTACATACGCCTGTTCAGGCATTTGTAAGCTATCTGAATTTAATTGTATTCCATAATCTGCTGCAAGTCTATGGAACATCTGCACCTTCTCTTGGTAGGGTGCTTTGGTCAAAATCATATGCGCCCGACCTAGATTATTAATCCAAGCTACAGGGTGAATGTTTTGTGCCTGCAATTCAGGGGCAAATTGCCCTATAGCTTCTGTAAGCTGCCGTGCATTGTCGGCTTCTGCTTTGTAGGCAGAAACGCCTTTTTTATACTCAGATTCACGCTGGTTAGCGTATTCAGCAAACTTAGCAAACTCCGCTTTATTTAGCGGCTTGCCTTCTTGCATCTTGTTCCAAACATCAACATATTCTTTTTTCCAAGTAGTAGGTCGTTTTATTTCCTCGTCAGGAACATCACTAGCTTCTGCCACCATGTCAGGTTCTTCAGAACTATCTTGGTCGGAACTGGCTTCTTGGGCTTTGAAACGACCTTTTTCGTCACGGTCGTTGCTTTCTTGACTACTACCTTCTTCGCTGGCGTTTTCGGCTTGGATTGGATCGTCATTTACTTCAATCTCCTTTTCTACAGGGGTTTCAAGTGTGCCTTCTTCGGCTTGGTCTAGTGCTGCTTCAAGTAATTCTCTGCGGTCATCTGACATGGTTGTTCCTATCGGTAAGAAAGTTTGGAGTATGCAATCTCAGCAATCTGCCGTTTACGGGCTTCTTGATCTTTGCGGCTAATTTCAATGGGTTTATTCTGCATCGGCACAGCATCGCCTATTTCCACGCAGTTATTGCGCTTTAGGTTCTCACGGTGTGCGGATCGGCTACCTACCCATGTACCGTCAGCCATGCTGATATGACCTGCAATGTCAGGCATCACCATAGGGGCTACCCTAGACTTCATGGCTACCTTATCCTGCCAAGATGCTTTGGCGGCTTCTAAACCAATGGTAGGTGTCCACCATTCTAGGAAAAATTCCTCATCAGTTTGCTTAACTTCAACATGATTTCCTTCGGAATATCCGCATTTGGGGCAAAGCATTACATTCTCCTTATGATTTCAGGTAATTGATCGTATTCGCTAGGTCTAAGTAGGCAAATACTGTCGTACCAACGGGCATTTTTCCATCTCCAGCATACAAATTCTTCTTTTGGCAGCAAAACTACGCATTTAACGCCCAAAGCACCAGCAAGATGGGCTGTTCCCGTGTCTACGGTTACGATTCCCTTCATTGCTTTCATGTGGGATGCGGTTTGTACCCAGTTTTTCTTCCAACCATCGTTGGGAAGTGGGTGAAATAAGCCATCAGAATTGGGATTTAGGCTATAAGCGTCATCCCCGACCATTTCAGCCATATGCTCATTGGCAATCGACTTGATGTAATACAAGGTTTGCTTAGACGCTTCCCAATTTACCCCGATCTTGGGCGGTATATTGCTAGGCAGGGCGTGTAAATAGCCTTCTGAACCTACAATTTTCTTGCGTGTTACAGGAAACATAGCCTTGACGATGGGATGCTGTAACGAAATGTAGTACGGCAGCGACATTGAACCAATCCAATAATCAGATTCAATAGCCGCACCTTGCGTTAAATCGTTGCTAAACACATCTACAGCATGAATTTGACCTAAAAGGTGGTGCAATGTACCTTCTTGCAAAACAACGACCCTAGCAGCCCCTAAAGCCTTTAAAGCAGGTAGAAAACGGGCAAACATAATAATGTCACCAAAGCCTTGTTCCATCTGTACGGTGATCGACTTGCCAATTAGCGGTTCGCCTCTCCATACAGGCATTTTTAAGGCAGGTGCGTAAGGCTGGGCTTGTTTGGCAATAATGTCAGGATGCCAGCGGTACTCAAACCCCCTAAAGCCAGCTTCGTATCTGCCAGCGTGTAGGTGTTCGTAAGCTAATTTATATTGTGCGTCTGCACTTATATTAGTAGTAATAATGCTGCCTCATCGTCTAGTTCCTCTAGGCGTTTGGCTTCCATTACTCGCAATTGCTCTTGAATGAGATATTGTTGGTTTCTGTAAGCTACTGCCGCAAGGATGTTATCCCGTTGTCTTTCAAGGTAGCTTATAGACCGTTGTAAATCTTCTGTTTCAGCTAACGGTATATCAGCCTTAACCTCTTGTTTGGATTGTACTTTAGGTTGCTTAACTTTAGCAACAGGATCAATTAAATCTTTAAATGCTTGCTTGCGTGAAGCATTAGCATCTTTAGTAGCTTTTTCAAGCAAACGCTGCCGTTCAGCTATTTTTGCAGATAGCTTGCGAATTCGTTTAAGTTCTTCAGGTGTCCATGTAGCGTCATCACCACCCCCAAGTTCAGGGGTGGGTTCCACATATACCTGAAAAGCGTTATTTTGAAACGCATTAGCTTGAAAAGCCGTAGAAAACATTATTGGATAACTTCAGCAGGTGCGGTAAGGGATTCAGAAAGCATTTTGATAAAGGCTTCACGGCCTACTTGCAGTTGTTCCATGTTAAATTGCATAGAACCTAGCTTTTTATCAAGGTCAGCAAGGTGGTTAATCATTACCTTTTGCTGGTCTGTCATGCTTTCAATGTCGTATTCCACATCATTTAAAACAATAAACGGGGCTTTTTCATTTTTTCCCATTATTTTCTCCAAGTTGTACTACGGTTAAAAAACTTAAACAGTTGCCCAAGGTACACCAGCTTCTTGAACTGGATTCTTTTGTGCTTCAATTTGTGCAGTTAGACTAGCTTCTACTGTGTCTTTGCCAAGCGATTCTTGCACCCAGCCAACGACTTCAGCTTCAGTTAGGTCTGCGTAAGGTACATAAGAACCTTCGCCCTGTGTATAACTTACTGTGCCGTAGGTAGAAGCGGTGTAATCACCATCAACAGCGTTTACTGTGTAATGTACGGTGACTACAAAGCCATCAGAAATAAATCTATCCATCTGTACTACATTCCATGTAAAGTTCATTTTATTTTCCTTTTAATAAATCAATTTCAGCTTTAAGTTCTTTAATTGCAGCAACTAATAATGGGATAACTTCTGTGTATGCTAAGCCAAGAACTTCAGAACCATCAGACATGACTGCTGCGCCTACGGCTTCAGGCAATACTGCTTGAACATCTTGGGCAATCAAAAATGACCTGCTTACACCTACTTCGTCTGTTTTGTAACGACCTGTAACGGCTCTAAGTGTAGAAACTTTTGTTGCAGCGTTTTCTATTGGTTTTAAATCAGTTTTAACTCTTTCATCAGAAGCAGATGACCAAGAAGTTGCAGCAGCACCATTTAAATATACGCCATTTGAACCGCCTGATTGAATAGAAAAAGTACCTGAAGAAAAATTACCTGCGCTTAAATCCCAATCCCTGACACCAAATTCATTGATTGTAAGGTAAGGTTTTACCCCTGCTGCGCCAAATATGTACATTGCTCTTGCTGTACTACCACTACTACGAATTTGACCAACTACTTCCAATGGAACAGCAGGACTACTAGTACCAATTCCAACATTCCCAGCAGAAGTAATACGCATCCGTTCTGCATCGTTTGTAGTAATAACTACACCTTGACCAGCAGCGCCATATACATTTAATAAACTGTCTGTGTTATCGTAAAATAAAATAGCTCTTTGAGTTGTATCATTTGTAAAACTTAATGCAGTATAACGAGTTCCAGCATCTGCAATAAGGTTTAATAAACCTTTTCCAGCTACATGAGTTCCTTTTATTTCTAATTTTGTAGCAGGACTACTAGTACCAATACCTACATTACCAGCATTATCAATACGCATTGCTAAATTATCTGTAGCAGTTCCATTTCGGACATAAAAAGCATGACCAGTAGTGCCTGAAGTAGAATCAGCAACTGAATAGTATTGAACATCTCTAGTAAAACCAACAGTAGTATCAATATTAACGCCAAGAGAACCAACACCACCAGCCCTACGGACTTGTAACCTGTAAGCAGGTGAAGTTATGTCAATACCTACATTACCTGCGCTAGTTATACGCATACTTTCAGCACCACCTTCTGTAAAGGCAATAGTGTCGGCTGCTGGGAAGAAAATACCTGTGTTGGTATCGCCTGTAGTAGTAATGGAAGGAAGTGAAACCGTACCTGCGCCAAAAGTAGCTACGCCTGTAACAGATAAGTTAGTAAAAGTGCCATCTGCGCCCGAACCTAGCAATAGGATGGGGGTTGTTGCAGCGTTACCTACCCATACCTTTTTGTCGGTAATATTAATAGCAACTTCGCCCTGTTGTAGCGAACTTGGCACATTTGTAGCTGTTACGCTGTTTTTAGTCTTAATAATCGTTGGCATACCTATTTCCTTTTAGAATGAACCGCCATCTAATGTTCCTGTGATTTTACTACCAGCTAGGCTAGTTATCCAAGCGGGATCTGCATAACTACCTGTCGTAACTACACCGTTTGTTGCCGTACCTGCGTTACCGTCAATACTGATTCCAGTAAGGGTTTGGCTGGCAGAAGCACGGTTAACTGCAATACTTGTAGTTCCTAAGTTAAAACTAGAAGTAGTGTAAAAGCCATTTGTTACGGTTGCTGCATTGCCGCCAATGGATAAACTTGTGGCAGTTCCAGTTAAACCTGTTCCAGCACCGCTAAATTGGGTGTTTGCTGTAATGGTTGTGCCTGTAATGGCTAAAGGCGTTGTGCCGCCAATAACCATGTTATTTATTGTGCCAGCGTTTGTAGGTGCTATTTCAAGCGATCCTGTACCCGTAGGTTTAATGTGTACATGACCAGTACCCGTAGGGCTAATGTCAATTTGTGCGTTTGCACCATTAATATTTGTAGCTACAGCAATGGTTACATTGTCACCACCACCGCCACCCATGCTGATTTGGGTTGTTCCTGCCGAGTTTCTAAGGGCTAATCCAGCAGAATTGGTAGCCTGAACGATTGGGGTAGTTACGCTAGTAGAAGCCGCTAGTGTTGTAACGCCTGCTACTGCGCCTGTATCGCCTACTGTTACTACGCTGTTTTGCAGCAATTTACCCGTTGTGGTGTCGTAACGGGCTACTGCATTGTCTGTTGCGGAAGCTGGCCCAACTACATCACCACCTAAAGATGGGCTAGTGTTTGTAATAGTGAAATTAGGGTATGTGCCGCTAGTGCTTATACCCGTTCCAGCCGTTAAAACTACAGTTTGGTCAGGTGCAGTATTGGTAATGTTTAATGTGCCACTTGTCGTAATTGGGCTGCCCGTTATGCTAATTCCTGTACCTGCTGTTGCGGCTACGCTAGTGACTGTGCCTACAAAAGCATCATTGCTAGTTACGGTAAAGTTAGGGTAAGTACCAGTTACTACAGTTGTACCTGCACCAGTTAAGGCAACGGTTAGGTCAGGTAAGGTATTAGTTACTGTAAACGCAGGGTATGTTCCTGTTGCCGATATACCAGTACCGCTTGCAATACTAACTGTTTGGTCAGGGGCAGTATTGGTAATGGTCAATGTACCGCTAGTAGTAATAGGGCTTCCAGTAACAGAAATACCCGTTCCAGCAGTTGCCGCAACAGAAGTTACCGTTCCTAGTGGGTTTACAGACCATGAAGTATCTGTTCCGTTAGTAGTTAGGTATTTGCCGCTGTTACCAGTTTGGCTAGGAGCAAGGGCATTAAATCCATCATTAGCCGTAGAAGCACCTGTGCCACCATTGGCTACAGGTACAGTTCCCGTTAATTGGTGGTCAGCATTCCAATCTGAAGGTTCTACAAGGGTGTCATCCCCTGCATCGGGTACGGTTGATACCTTTAAATGCTTGACTGTTATAGCCATTATTGAACCCCAGCGATTTTACCGTCAGGGCCACGAATTACCGTTTTAGGTCTGTTTTGATTCTCATTTATGGTGTTAATCAGGTCAGATAAAGCCAATGTCATTTGCTGATTGCTTTGTCCGATAGCATCGGCAATAGGCTGTAATGGGTTTTGCATTGACATAGCCATGTCCTGTTCGGTCATGTAAGCCTGTTCACCAGTCGATTCATCGGAAGCAATACGGGCTACTTCGATCTTAGCCCCGTTGTTTATGTGGGCAAGTAAGACCTGAGTATTGCGCTCGGTGTTCATCTTCATCTGAGCGACTTTAATCTCCATCTCACGATCCATCATGTTGCGCTGTTCTTCAAGCTGGAATTTAAGCTGGTTTTCTTGTGCTTGGTATTCCTGCTTGGCTTTTTCCAGTTCCATCTGCATCTGCATCTTTTGTTGCTCCATCTGCATTTGCATCTGCATTTCAGCCTGTTTAGCCTGTGATTGGGCTTGCAGTTTGGTCTGTTCCATCTGCGCTTGCATCTGTAACTTCTGCATTTCAGGTGTAGGTGGCTTGGGTTGACCTTCCTGTTCCTTGGCTTGCTGACGGAACTTATCTGCTGTTTCGTCAATCAAACCTTCCATGCCCTTACCAGCCTTAAATGCGGTTACGCCAAACTTCAGCATCTCCATAAGCAATGGGGTAAGTTCAGGGGCGGCTTGCGCTGCTGGCAGGGCTGTTTGCATAAACTGGCTGACTGCGGTTAGGAACTCTACACGATCCTGTTTTTCTTGTTGCTCATCCTGATAGATCATTGAATCGCTAGTTACTTCAATACGGAAGTTTTTAGCTGGTTCATCTTTCAGAAGTTGCAATGCTTGTGGGATAAGTGCTTGATCTTGTGGGGATAATTGCATTGCACCGCTGATCTTAACGATAGTGTCATCGGTAAAGTGCTGGCAAATAATCTGCGCTTTGATCTGCAACAGGGCAGTAGCAAAGTTCACTACTTCATGCTGCATCGTCTTTAAACGACCTGAAGCGTTGTTTGACTTAATGATCTGTGCGCCAAGAGTTTCGTTCGGATCGGTTTGACCACGCTGTATATCAGCGATGCCCATGATCTCGTAGATTTGACCCTTGACCTGCTCCATAGCCTGATAAGCCATGTTTAAGCCTTCAGCAATTGGGCGTATATCTACAAGGTTAATAGCCCCTTGTAATCCACCTTTTTCGCTAAATGCCGCATAGTTCTTGACTGGCAGCAATGCGTTGTTTTCGCCTTCGGTAAACAAACGGGCAAGGCTTGGCTCTGCCGCATCGTAAACGCCCCGTACTTTAAGTGCTTGTATAAACCCGTCTATACGGTCTGCAAGCGTGTCTAGCTGTCTTGCTTGGTCTTGGTATAGAACAAAATCAGGTACAGGGATTAGGCTGTCTGTCGTAAGGGTAGAGAACATAGGTTTTGGGCAAGGCCAAAAGTTCTCAAGCTGCAACGGATCGTCACGGGTATCAAGAATCTGCCCCATTGACTTGGATAGCCAAATCACTTGACCTGTAGCTTTATCCCAAATTTCATAGATCAAGGCTTCCCGTGATCCTTCGCCCATCTTTTCATTAAATGACTTGGATGTTTCAGGTTTCGTATCCAATGGGATACGACCACCAAGTTCCTCACCAAATCGTTCAACTAAAGCAGCCCGTTCCATATAGACTTTACGCCATACTGCGGTCACTTCTTCCCATGTACGGGCAGTTGTCAATCCAAAGTCACGCCAATAAACATAATCTACGGGGGCGCACTCGTACTCTATGCGCTCTTGATCTTCACGGTAAATACCGCCTTCGGTTTCTGCTTCGTCTGCATCTTCGGTAACTTGAAAGCCATCATCAGGCGCACCTTCACCCATGCCAGCAGCTTCGCCAGTAATATGTGGCTCATAACGCACCCATGCTGTACCACGCCCACCAAGTAAACGGTCTTGTACGCATTGTTTCATTGCGCTGGCATAGTCTTGATAATGCTCAATTTCGTACTCTAACGCCCGTTCTAACATCATTGACGCTACACGACCAATAGGGTCGTTATCACGGAATCTACGGCTTACATCGGGTCTTGGTAGTCTTGCAAATACCGCTGGGGTAATGGTCTGTACATTGCTCCACAGAATATTAAACTTAGCTTGTGGGTTGTTACGGCTGCGGGATTCGTCACGGTAACGCTTGACTATCTTATCGGCTCTGCCTTCCCATTCTTTAAATGTACGCTCGTATTGAGCGATGCAGTTATACCAATCTTCGTATGTATGATCCATGTTAATCCTTAGGTAAAGTTACCTACTGCTATAACTTCTGCACCTGCGCCAGTAGTTACTTTCCAAGCACCATTTTTAGAAAAAGTGTTTACTTCAATGGAATAAACACCGATTGCAGTATTGGCGGCTACTAATACATGGGATGTAGTATTGTCTAACAGGCTTACAGTAGAAGTAGCTGTAGCGGATACAGTAATAACTAAACGGTGTAAATAATCGCCAGTTGCGCCAGTTGTGCCTAATACTTGGGCTGTTTGTGAAGCTGCTACATGCTCGTAGGGTAGTGCAAATGTTGCGGCTGCTGTTGTCATTTAAATTCTCCTGTTGATTACTTTGGGGGTTTCTTTCCACATCTCGTTGAGCGTTACATCCGTTTGCCCGATATGTAGTCCTTTAATGCGGTCATCTTTGAGGATAGGGCTATCTTCGTCTTTCCAAACAATTGAAAGATACCGCATTGCATCGCTAGAATGCGATGTCCAATCGTGCTTCGGGCGATCTCTAAATACTTTTTTATCATCATCCCATTCTCTTTGGTATTGACGCAAACATTCGATTAATTCTTCACATCTATTATCAAACCAAGTGCGAGTTAATGCAAGTCGTGTTGCTTGTATTCCGTCTTGAATTGACAGATTTGGTACGATTTTTAGATGTTTTATGTCAATTTTTGCAGAAATCTGCTCGATTATGCTCTTTCCACCACTTGCTAGTGTTTTTGCCCTAGCGTCATGGGGTAGCCAATGAGTGCCATATTTGTACCCAAACTCATCTTCCTTATGGGCCAGCAAACCTGTGTAATAAGAGATTGGCTGACCATTGCTTGAATGGTGATCCAGTACTCGTATCTCACCATATACGCATTGCCACCAAATAATAGCTGTGGAATCGTTGTACCCAAGATCCCAAACTGTGTGACAAGGGAACATGGGGTCATAATCCACCGTAGTAATGCGCTCTAAGTCCGTGATTCTGCGCATTTCTTGACCATAATACGCCCCAAGAATGGCTGCTTCAAACGAGCATAGGAACTCTTGTTCGTACTGGTTTTCTGACATTGACTGTTGGGCATCTAGCAATTCAGCATCAGGCAATAGTCCTGACTGGTCTGCTCTCAGGGTCTTAACATACCAATTAGGGTTCTTTTGGGCTTCGTTGTAAATGTCGTAGAACGCATTATGGCCCTTTGGCGTACCAATAAAGGTAGCCCAGCCTTGTCTGTCTGTCAGCAATGGGCGCACAATTTCACCCCAAAGCCTTGGTTTCATATCGGCATACTCATCTAGCACTACGCCATCAAGGTATAAACCACGCAAAGCATCAGGGTTATCAGCACCAAATAGGCGTATTTTTGCCCCATTAACTAGTTCTACCCATAGTTCTGACTGGTTAGCCTTGACAATGGCTGGCTCTGCAAACTTGAGTAAGTAGTCCCAAGCAATGTTTTTAGCCTGGGCATAGTAAGGGGCAATATAAGCATACCTGCCGTCAGGCTTCTTTTCCATGACTGCCCTGCGAATCGTGTCACAGATGGTAGCTACGGTCTTGCCTGCCCTTCGATGGCAAACTAGGACTGCCCAGCGTTGATCTCGTCTATGGAAGTCTAGGAACGCATCTCTAGCCTTGTACGGGTATTCGTACCGCTTTACTAACTCTTTCAATCTAGGAACTTGTGTTCGTGAATGATCTTGACTGGCTGATCCTCGTCACCGGTATGCTCAGTACGGGCTAACTTAGGTAAGTGGTACTCCATGACGCTCTGCAACATACCGAAAGCCTTTTCAGGATTAGGTAAAACAATGAATTTATCGTCATCGTTTTTAACGCCTTTAGCGACCTGTTCTAGCCACTCTTGCATTTTGTGGGCGTTACCATCAACGAACTGTGCAATCGCTTCCCTAGCCGCTGCTGTTGACTTATTAGGGCTACCTTTAGGTCTACCCTTTGGATTATTAGTTTGTTGTTTAATACTCATACCTTACCCAAGTGGTTGATTAAGATAAGTTAATTCTACTGCTTTTGTTGCTTTTCTGCAACTTACTTAACTTCTTTGTCCAAGTCTTTCAATTTGTTAGCAATCAGCTTCCTACGGGCAATGCGATCAGCCTGATTCTTTTCTAATGTAGATGTATGCTCTTTACGCAGCATTGCATCTTCTTTCTTGTATTTACGGCTCATAGGGGTAATTGGTGTCATTACATATCCTTCATCTTGTCACGAATCATGTCTTTACGGCTTTGTGGCTTGGCAGTCTTAGCAGCATCTTTAAAGTCTTGTGCGCTGGGTCTGCCTTCTGCGCCTTTTTTAGCCATTTTTTCGCCTGAACCCGCTTTGATGCGTTCCCGTTTGGCGTGAATATTTGCGTATAGTCCTTGTTTCATTAGCATTTCCACCTTGCTCTAGCTGCTTTGCCCCGTTCCCCTGTCCATCCTGCTGACCTAGCACAGAAACTGTCGTGCCTTGGCCCACTAGACTGGGGTGCTTGTAAATTACTGTTGTTCTTAGCGTTGTATGCTTTGCGCCCTGCTGCGGTCATACCTGCGCCTTCTTCTACTGATTGGTAATGACGCCCTTTGCCTTTAGTTGTCTTGGCAATAGGCTTATCGTGCTTTTCTACTGCGGCACGAATGTCATCCCTTCTACTCATGCTTTTTCTTCAATGTATTTAGCGTAGGCATCTTCTAGCTTGGCTTTGCGGTCACCTTTGGCGTTCTCACGCTCAACGCTAAGTGCAATGGCTACGGCTTGTTTTTTAGGCTTACCAGCTTTAATTTCGGCTTTAATGTTCTTGCCGACTGATTTTGCGCTGCCTGATTTATCTAACGGCATAGTTAATCCTTAATCAAATGATTTTCTGTACATCAAACTTACACCGCCAGCACCCATTGGTTGACCCATAAATTGCGATTTATTAGGGTAGTAACCAGCAGAAATACTTTGGCTAGGGCTTCCATAGCTAACATCAACCCCGTTTATTACGGCAGGAATGTTGTACCTGTTGTTAGCAAATCGCTGTCCTGATACACCAACCCCCAAGCTATTGCCTGATTCGTTAGGGTCAAACTGGTAGCCAGCACGACCTTGCATCATTGTTCCAGCCTTACCTACATCCATTCCCATACCGCTTAGTTGTATTTTGCGTAGCATTTGGGCAAGTTTGTAGCCTTCATCCGATTCACCTTCGGGCAAATTGTAGGTTTGGGGCTTTAAAAACTCCACAGTTATGCCTTAAATTTAAGTAAATAGATGGTTGTGTCGATTTCTTGGGCGATATTGTCGATCAATTGAACGATCTCGGAATCCATTGGCAGGTCTGACCGTGATTCTTTTACAAACCGCTGTAAGGATTGCAAGTATGCCAGCGGCTCTTTAGGCATATGGTATGTGGCTGGGAAGTCAGTAATCTGACCGTATATACCAAAATAGGTTTCGGCTAGATCATCGGTTAAATCAATAATTTTGTCGTAAAAGCCGCCCAATGCCTTGTGTTTGGCATAAGACTTAGTAGCCCAATGGAAAAAATGGGCATTTGTGCCTGAGTGCAGCATGGTTGCAAGAAACAAAGCCATTGATTTTTCCATAAAACGCTCCTTTTGCTTTATTTTATAACACTTTTATCCAAATCTAAACCTTTAACTTGATCTATTTCAGCAAATTCACCTATTAAAAATTTATTGGCATCATCTTCTGTTCTCATAATAAAAACAGGGCCGCCACGCCATTCCTCTGCCCATTTTTGCTGTTTAGGGTTTAATCCTTTTTTGCCGTAATCGGTTTTAGGGTTTTTTATTTCAATTAAATGCCATTTTTCAAAGTGCCAAACCAAAATGTCAGGTATTCCATTCATGGCCTTAGAAAGGTCTTTTACCACTACGCCACCATTCTTTAAAATATCAACAATCATATTGTGGTTATTATCCTTTCGGGCATTGTTTCTCATGGCAGGGGACATTCCATAAATATCACGACATTCTAGTGAACAAAATTTTCTATTTTTTTGATAACTTTGAAATTTTATATTACAAATCAAGCAACTATGATAACCAGCATTTGAATAATTTGGGTTTAAACTGCCTTTAAATATAACTTTGTAATCACTTGCCATGCAAGTTTTACTGCAATATGTTTTTCTTTTTTGATGTACGGTAGCTGGTGCAATCGTGTCACATACACGACATTTCCATGTTCCATACTTTTCAAAGGCTTTCCCGTTCATCTAGTTATTATAAATCAGGGCATCCGTTTTTCACCAGCTTGTCGCAATGCAGCAACAATTTCCTTATGATTTGTGTCTACTCTTGCGTATGTCATTGATTATTCTTAATTTTAAGTTAGTATTGGGTAACTTTAGCACTATGTCACTTTCTACTAAAGGTTTATATGCCAGCTAAACCAGTTAGCAAAGATTTACTGCAACAAGCTATAAATGAATATTACACGACCAATAATAAAGTTCATGCAGCTAGGAACTTAGGCATACCTACAGGTACTTTTGCTCACCGTTATAACTCAGCCATAGCGCAGGGTTTAGTTCCTAATGCCAATTTAAAAGCACCTGAACAGGGTATAGCTTACGAATTATCTGAAGCTAGGGCAAAGATACGCCAATTAGAATCATCGGCTCAAGCACAAGCCAAAGAAGATTTTAACGCTGAATATGTTAAGCGCAAAATTATTAAACTTGTTGAATCTGAAATAGATATACCTGATTGGATAGTTCGTAAACCTAAAGGCCACAATGTTACGGGTATTCCTACACTACTTGCATCAGATTGGCATTGGGGTGAAGTTGTTGATTCAGCGCAAGTAGGCGGTGTAAATGAATATAACTTGAAGATTGCACAAGACCGTGCAAGGGCTTTTATAGAAACATCTATAGACCTGTTAAAAAATAGATTTAATAACCCCAAATATGAAGGTGTAGTGTTTGCGCTAGGTGGCGATATGTTCTCAGGAAATATTCATGATGAATTGGCTACTACCAACGATATGGAAGTTATGCCTTGCGTTCTTGACTTATGGGGTACGCTGGTTTGGTGCATTGAAACATTAGTGGAAGAATTTGGTAAGGTATTTGTGCCTTGCGTATCGGGTAATCACGGTAGAAACACCCATAAAATACAAAATAAGAACCGAAACTACACTAACTTTGATTGGCTGCTTTACCAGTTTCTAAATAAACGCTTCGAAAACGATAAAAGAATAACTTTCTTTATACCTGACGGATCTGACGCCTATTATCAAGTTTACGGCTATAAATATTTACTTACGCATGGCGATCAATTTAGAGGTGGTGATGGCGTTATTGGCTGTCTTGGTGCAATCATCAGGGGCGATCATAAAAAACGCTCTAGGAACGCACAGATTGACCAAGAATACGACACCATGCTTATAGGTCACTTTCACCAGCTAATACAATTGCAGCGTTTGATTGTAAATGGTTCGCTTAAAGGTTATTGCGAATATGCGTACACCAACAATTTTGGATTTGAGCCGCCAAGACAAGCGTTATGGATTACACATCCGTTACACGGCATTACATTTTCATGCCCTGTCAATGTAGATCGTAAGAGTAAACCAATAAATACGACATGGGTTAGTTGGGGTACATAAACATGAAATTAACTCCAGCTTTGCTAAAAAATTTATATGCCAGCCTGATAGTGACTTACCCGTTCACTAAATGGCCTATGCCCCTGCCTGAAGAAATAGAATTTATTGTTACGCCTGATCCTGAATTAATGGGAACATATTTATACGATACAGGTGAAGATTACGCACATACCATAACAATATCGTCAGGGCGTTGCAGCCACTTTTATACGGTGTTAACAACGCTGGCCCACGAATGCGTACATATGAGTTTTCACAAACAAAAAGGTGATAAATGGCTTTTACATTCTGCTGAATTTCGTAGGCGTTGCAAAATGGTTTCAGCTGAAATGGGTTTTGATCCGCTAGAACTATAAATTGCGGTGGTAAGCGTCTTTTGGATTATTAAGCATTGATTTAATAAGTTCATCCATACTAAAGAAATATTGAATAACTTTCATGCCGTCATGCTGCATGATTGTAAAACTCACTTCTTTGCTTTCTTTGGCTTAGATTCTTCTCTATGTAATTCCATTACTTTTTCAGCCTGTATATACATTTTGTCTTGTAAATCATCAATCACGGCATACACGACCCAAAGCGCACCGCTATAAGGGCTATCTACACCTTCTGCAATTAATTCAACTGCATCTCGCACATTAGATAATTTGTGTGATATTTCTTCAATATCGTTTGCCGTATCCCATAAACTCATTTTTTACCCCTATTTAGTAGCAATTAAGTAAGCCCCATAATTCGCAAAAGCATATCCAGCGTACATACAAGCCAGTCCAAAATCTCCCTTAAACAACTGCTCTCCAGCGATGTACACATAAATTAAGCCTGTAATAATTATTAGGTTTGCGCTCATTTTATAAGTTCAAGTGTCTGAGCGAGTAGTGATTCTTCAGTAACATCATATTCTGCTTCAAATCTTCTACGCCCCATTCCGTGAATACTGGTATTTGACCCCCGATGATGGTATGGGCAGAGCGGTATAACAGGGGCATCACTTCGTCTACCAGTTCTTCTAATGTGATGCAGTTCTGCTGGCGTTCCCTCATTGCCTTGATGCCGACATAATGAGCATCCCAATTCAGCAATTTTTCTGTATTTTTCTTTTTCACTCTTAGTGGCCATTTATATGATCTACGGTCATCTGCTCTAACTTTTCTGCGGATTCAGCAATATCTACGCTGATCTCTAACATTTGGGTTAAATCGTTGCGCCTTAAAGCATCATCGTACATTTTATAAAGTAGTTTGAGAATAAGAAATTCTTCGGTTATTTTTAATTGTGTCATTTTAAGATTCTATCTTGGTTACGGTTTGATACTTCTAAAGTTTGCCATGTAGCGTGTCTAAGTCTTGCAGCTTCTAATTCCCATTTTAGCTTTTCAGCATTTTCTGTAGCTACACCAATTGCTTTGCATAGGTCTTGATATTCTTGACAGGCGTAGGCTTCACGCTCCTGCGCCCCGACTGTCTGCTCACCTGACTTTTGCATCATTATTGCTTTTAAGCTGCTTTTAAAAGTTTCCAATTGTGCTAACTCACCTTTAGCGGCTGCGTACTTACCAGCGTTCTCAAGAATAAAGTCTATACATTTATTGGGATCTATCTCTCTCATTTACCTAACCTTTTCTTTATTAGCATTTTCATGCGTTCTTCGGTAGTTTTATCTTGTACAAGTAATCGTACAACTTCATCCCAGCCCCGTCTTTTAGCTACGCCTATGTACCAATCGACAAGGTAATCTTCATGCCTGTTCTTCAATTTGCTTTATCTTTTGACTGATTCTTGCTCTCCATTGCTGCCAACCCTCGCCAGCGTAAGCAGGGCAACCAATTTCTTCTGCTTTGGCCTTTGTGAGTTCTTCGCTGGAATACCAAGGCAATTCGGGTTTTTTAACCTTTTTAATTTCCATGTCCAGTTCATCTTCCCAGCGACCCTGATTAAGCCAAGTAGCAGGATGCGGTATATAGTCTTTTTCAGTCTGCTTTAGTTTCCAGTATTCAAGGTGCGTAGGAAGGGCTAGAAACGCATCTTCTTGTTCTTGACGGGTTAACCTGTCCCATGACTTCTCGGCAGCCCTACGACCCTGTTTACGGGGATACAAGCTATAAAATTCAGAGAAGTTCATCGTGTTATCTCGTCAAAGTTGTAGAACCACTCGTCTTTAGCTGACCATTTAGCATGGTTTTCAACGCTATAGACTTCTGTTGGTATTTTAAAATCAGGGGTTTTTAGTTCGGCTGGCACAAGCGAAACATCGTACCAAAGGCAACGATTGTTAGGCTGACAAGCAAACTGCCCGTTATCCAGCTTGATAAAGTTATATGACTTGTGTTCTTCTAGCCCTTCGCTAAAGGTTGTATCTAAACGATTACTGTCAGGATCAGCAAAGTCTATAGTAAACAAGTAGTTACCAAAGTGAAACTGTTTATCTTTGCCAAAGTATTTGACCTTTAGGCCACGCAAATTAGACTTTTCGATTACCGCCATATCGTATGACAGGCAATCCCAAATCTGCAAATAATCCAGCGGCAGGGGTTCAGTTACTTCTTTCCATACATAAGCACTAATTGGCAACTTATCGTACAACGCCCCGTAGTTTGTAAGCATGGATTCTATGCGGAAGGCTTGGCCTTTTATAGCTTTGGCAGTCATCCAAACACAAGGCTCTAGTTCTCCGTGTCCTTTTTCGTGGTTGTAAAGGTACTCTTTACGCACAAAGCATTTAACTGGGGGTATGTTAGCTACTAAGAATGTCATTTATTTATCCAAAAAAGAAATATGCCAGCAAGCAACATAACGGTTGCAAATAGGGCAAATACGCCTATTGCAAACACAATCATTACGGTTTCAATCATATGGAAAGGGCGAACATTGCGCCAAGAATTGCACCAAGTATGCAAGCACCTAATATATCTTTCATGTCTATCTCCTATTTCACTCGATATTGAGTAATGCTAGTTTATTAAGTTATCTTAACTATTGCTACCTTTATTTATTAGGTGTTTTCCCTTAGTGTTGTTTTTTAGTCATAGGTATCCCAAAGGTGATAGCACCCCATCCATTCAAGATGTGTCCTGAACTAATGCTCCCGAAGGTAGTGTTCATTCGATACAAGGTTGTCTATCACCATTGTCCTTGTAACTTGTGTAGTCGCCACTCAACGCTACGGGGCTTGCTGTCAGGTGTAAACCAGCCCAT